GAGCCCGGGCGCCGCCGCTGCCGCCTCGGCCGCTGCCGCTTGCAGGGAGTCCGCCCCCCCGCCAAAGAGATCGGAGATGAACCCCCGGGCGTCTGCGATCTTGTCGCTGAACCACCCCGAAATCGACCCCAAGGCCCCCCGCACGCCGGACACTACGTCACCCAGGCCGTCCGCGAAGCTTGAACCTATGTTCGAGGCGAAATTGGTGATCGATGAGAGGATGCCTGCGAAGGGCCCCCCGTCCTCGCCTCCGATGCTGCCCAGGACCCCAAAGAGGGCCTGAAACTGCTTGACGATCCAGTTGACCGCCTTGCCTATCAGGCCCGTGAAGGCTCGGAGACCGCGCTGCCCCAGCTCGACGAGCTTTACAAAAAAGTTACTCACCCCGGGCAGGATCGACTCGACCGCGCCCCGGAAGATCGAGATGATGCCGCGCCAGGCGGAGCCGAAAAGCTCACCCATTTTCTGCCAGATTCGGGTAGCTGCCTGCCCCAGCCAGTGAAAGGCTGAGACCACGCCGTTGACCAGGCTGGTTGAGACGCGCGAAACGGTGTTCTTGATCCACGTCCAGGCGGTCGAAAAGAGCGACATCGTCCGCTGCAGCAGGGAGGCCAGGAAGCGCCCCGCTGCCCCAAAATTCGTGGACAGCCAATTGATGAGACGCGCCGCGACGCCGGAGACGGTCGTGGCGATCCAGGACCAGGCCCGGGAGAAATTCGCGCTCACGCGCACCCAGAGGCCAGCCAGCCAGCCGGCCAAGCCGGACCAGGATTCTTGCAGCCAGAGGATGAGACCGTTCGCTGCGCCCGAAACCGCGATCCGGATGTTCTCCCAGATCATGACCAAGCGGTCCCAGAGACCCGACGCCAGATCGACCACCGAGGCAACCCCGCTGGACCACATGCCGGCGAGGGTATCCCAGAGACTCGACGCCTTCTGCGCCACGTCTGACGCCCACCCCTCGACGGTCGCGACGATGGACGAGCGCCATTCCTCGAATCGCGCTGCCAGCTCGTCGAGCTTTGCGAGGGCTTCCGGCCCGAAGATCGCCTCGAAGGCCTGACGGGCGCCCGCGGTCGCGCTCGCGAGGTCGCCCGTGAGAATCCCCTTCAGGTACTGGACATAGCCCCCGAAGGCCTCACGCCCGCGATCCAGGGCACTTGCTGCGCCGCTCCCGAAGACCGATTCGACCACCGCGCGGTAGCTATCGAAGGCGCCCGACAGGTCGCCCGAGAAAAGCGCCTTGACGGTATCGATCAGGCCAGAGAAGTAGCCCTTCACCGTCTCGATCACCGATGCGGTCGTCTCTCGGATTCCGCCCCAGTTACCCGCCCAGGCTGCCGCCAGGACGCCGATCAGGGCCGCCAGGCCAACCAGGGGCAGGGAGAGCCCCAGGATCGGGGCGAGCATGGCTGCGATGCCGCCCGCTGCGATCCACGCCTGCACGCTGGCGATGCCCGCAGCGATCGCGAAGATGCCCAGGGCCGCCGCGAAGCCGATCACCACTTCCTTGTGCTCGACGAGCCAGGACCCGACCGCGCGAGCGGTTTGCAGGAAGAGCACCAGGCCAGTCCCCAGGCTCATGAGCAGGCCCTTCAGGCGCTCGAGGCCGCCGCCCTGCACCCACGCGTCGAAGGCGCCCTTCGCCCATGCGATCCCCTGCGAGAACTGCCCAGCAAGCAGGCTCCCCACCCGCTGAAGCGTCCCTTGGAAGCCGTCGCTTGACAGAACCTCGTTGACCTTTGCCACCCCGTCCTTCAGAACGTCGAAGATGGGGGCAGCCAGGGTTCGCTTGATCTGTCCGAAATTGTCGGACAGAGTTGACATATTCCCCTCGAAGGTCGACGACAGGTTCTTCATGCCGCCGCCGAACTTCTCGTTTGCGATCTTGAGGGCTGCCTGCAAGGCTTCGGGCAGGGGGGAGGTCAGCTCTCCGCTTTTGGAGAACTCGATCCCGACGCCGCGCAGCTGCTCGCGGGTGACGATGCCCAGCTCTTGCAGGCGCGAGATCGCCTCACCCGAGGCGCCCGACGAGAACTTGCCCCACGTGTTCGCCAACTCAGCGAAGTTGACGCCCGTCCCTGCCGCCATGTCACCGATCGAGGTCCGGAGCCCTGCCAGGTCGACCCCAAACTTTGACATAACAGAGTTGCCCGTGAGCCCGAAGCCCAAGAGCACCTTTTCTGCTGCTGCTAGCTGGGGCAGCTCGAAGGGGGTCTTGGCTGCGAACTCGGCAAGCTCTGCCATCTTCGCCTTCGCCCGCTCAAGCCCGACCTCATAGGACTCCGCCCCCTTGAGCAGGGTTGCGAACTGTGTCTCGAAGGTCTCGAACTGAGCGTTTCCCGAGACGAGGCCTGTCAGGGCTGCCCCTACGCCGACCAGGGCCCCCTTGATGGCGTTGATCCCGATCGACGCCATACCGATGCGCCCGAGCTTGTCGATCCACCCCTCGGTCTTGCGCTTCGCGTCGTCGGTCTTGGAGCCCACGTCCCGGACGCCCGACCCGACGCCGTCCAGGCGCTCGCGGTAGCGGGAGACCGCGTCACGGGCACGGTCGACGACTCCCGAGTCGAAGACGCGTTGCAGCGATGGAGCAAGCTCCTGAAGGCGTCGCTTCAGGCCCTCCAACTCTGCGGTGTCCGCTTTGCCGCGGACCATGAGCGTCACTTCGACCACGGGAAGCCTCGCCTACCTCTTCTTCTGTGCGCTTTCGATCTGCTGCTCTACCCACCCCGCCCACTCTTCCGCGATCGAAACCCCCTCTGGCGTCAACTGCATGACGCGCTCGAGAGGGACGGTCGCGCCGAGCTGGTTCAGGCGTCGGGCGAGGCTGAGGGTGTTCCAGATTCGAAGTGCGTCCCGGTCGTGGAACTCGCCTCGCTCGTCTCGCCAAGATCGGAGGACGAAGCGGTAGGGTTTGCCGAGGCGTTGCCCTTGCGCTCCTCCTCGTCCATCTCCTCACGCGTCAGAAGGCGCTTCTCGTCGAGGATCGCCTGGTAGTGCTCCCGCACGATGTCCCGCAAGATGCGGGCCGTGTCGCGGTTCAGCTTGCCCAGCTCCTCCTCGCGAGGCTTGCACGCGAAGCCCTTGTTGCTCGTCAGGCTCCATCCGACGATCCACGACGTGAACGCCTTGAGCGAGGCGCCGACCGCGTTGATCCGAATCGCCTGCGTGTCCGCCTGCACCGATTCGACCATCGACGCCTCGAGCGCGGTGTACTCCTTGTCGGAAAGCTCCGTTCGGAGGTCGACCCAGTGCCGTTCGGAGTCGCCGGTCTCGCGATCGACCACCTCGAAGTGCTTGCGGGTCGTGGCTGCGTCGTCGACGAAGAACCTGATTCCCATGATGTAGGGCCCTCCTGAGGCCGATGAACTCTCTGTCGTACCCTGGTGACGGGACGGCGGGGCCGCCTTTCCCCCGCCGTCCCGTCAGCCAGGAGGGACAGTCAGTAAGCGATCGTCACGGTCACGGGTACGAGGGAACCGTGGTGCTCGTGGGCTCCGTCGCGGTGTGGAGCGGGCTACCGAAGGGCTCCAGGGTCACCTTGTAGCGGGTGAGACCGCCCTGCTTCGGGGGGCGCGCGTAGTCGATCAGGAGCGCGCGGAACACGAACCAGTTCGTCCCGCCGTCGAACGACTCCGCGATGTGGAAGGTGTTCCCCAGGTTGGCCGCGTCGTCATAGAAGAACTCGTCGACGTTCGAGGCTGCGGGGTTGAAGAGACCGCCGAACGAGGTCTGGCCGTCCCAGTCCTTGGTCCCAACCTTGACCTTCTCGCCCCACTCCGCCCCCTTGGGGTGCCACACCTCGAACAGGGCCTTGAGCTTGGGCATGTCCTGCTCGTCGACCCACGACTTGATGTCGGTCCAGGTGCCGCCCGTTCCGTTCTTCGCCTTCAAGCGAAGGTCCTGCCAGCCGTAGTAGGCCATCGTGTACTCCTTAGTTGCGCTTGAGCGCGACCGAAACGTTCGCGCTGGGAGATGTGCCGGTACCGGTGAAGTCGATCGCGATCGCGGTGTAGCGGTTGATGGTTCCCGTCAGGGCCAACGCGCCCGACCCCTCAGTCCCCGTGATGGTGGCGAAGGTCCCCTTCGTCGCGTAGGTCACGTTGTCCGAGGAATGCTTCAGGAGCACCGACAGCCCGTCATGGCCATCGAGATCGATTTCCGCTGCGTCGAGGAAGGCGTCCCCGCCGCCGGAGGACGAGGCGCTGTTGTCGAGGGGGCTCGACTGCGTGTTCCCGTCCGCGGTGTAGGCCGCGGGCGCCGCGACGAGCTTGCACCCCTCGTAGATCTCGCCCGAGGGCTCCCACTCGACACGAATCTTGTGCTTCTCGCCCTTCTTCGGGGCGATGCTCCACAGGCTCTGATGCGCCTTGAAGCACGTAACCTTGTCGCCCTTCGCTGCGCCGCCATCGGTGCCCGCGAAGACGACCTGCACGTACACGTCAACGCGATGCGCCCCTTCCACCCACGCCTCGAACGAGCCCGTGTCCGCGGTGTCGTCGTAGAACACGTCGAAGGCGAACATGCCGTCCGCTTCCTTGATGCCCAGGTAGTGCTTCGACGCCCACTCGTTGCCTGCTGCGTGGTAGGCCTCGAAAAGCGCCTTGAGCGTGGGCATGTCGAGCCCCACGATGTTCTGCTGCTGGACGTTGAAGCCGCCCGTCCGGACGTGGTTGATGTCCTTCCAGCCGTGGTAGCTCATGCCTCACCCGCCTCGTCCGCCTGCGCCGCCGTGGCCGGCTGTGCGCCCGTCACGGGCTCGATCAGTTCCTGCTCAATGAGCCACGGGATGGAGCACGCGGGGATGTCGCGCACCAGGTCGCCGGGACCGCGCGCGACCATCCCCCGCTCGCCGAGCGGGATCTGATCCCCACGCACCAGGCGCGCCACGATGTCGGGATCGGTCGGGTACTCCAGGGGCACCAGGACGCGGTAGGCGGGTGCGCCCCCGCTTTGCGCGCCCGGGGGCGCCTTCGGAGCGCTTGCGGGGCGCCCGCGCGGAGCGCCCGTTACAATGGTGGACACTGTCATGTTGCGGAGGCCTCCAGAACCTCTGTTCCGATTTCCAGCCGAGCATCCGCGAAGTACTCGCCGTTGGCGTTGGTGTAGGTGGCCCCATAGAGAATCTTGGGCTCCACCCCATCGGTCGCCCACAGGACGCGCGCGCCGTTGGCGTAGTAGTCGGGATCGTTTCCCGCGCCCATGTCAATCAGCATCTCCCACACCGCCAGGCAGTAGCGGGCGAGCTTCCGCTTCACGTGATCCGCGGGCGTCAAGCCCTCTTCGATCGAGCCAGGCGCGTAGGCGACCACCCAGAAGCCCCACCGCTGGCGCGTGTTGACCGCGCCGTAGCCCTTTGTGCCCGCGATCGTCGCCTCTTCTGGGGTGCAGTAGAGCGCGGGGAACACGGAGTCGTGCTCGCGAAGCGGGTCTGAGAACCGGAGCGCCTGGAAGTCCGTCAGGTCGCCAACGTCGACCGCCCAGCCGCGCGCCTGGACGTCCGTGAGCTTCGCGGTCTGGTGGTCCCGGATGTACGCCAGGGTCGCATCCGCCACCGCCTCGACCAGCATCGGGCCGCTCATCGGGCACCGCTCCAGGCGTTGGCGCGCGCCTTGTAGTAGCCCTCGACCAGGGCGCCCCAGGCGCTGTCATCCCGCGGGCCCCACTCAATGGGCGGGCGCGGATTCCGCCCGCCCTGGTGGAAGCCTGCGTACTCGATCGATGTGCCCAGCACCATCTCGCGATCCGAGATGCGCCGGACGCTGCCGGGGGCTCCGCGAGCGGTCAGGGAGCGCCTGACCGCGCTTGTCCGCTCCAGGATACCCTTACCCGGGTAGCGCCTGGCCTTCCACCGGGCGTAGTCGGGGTTGAGGGGCTTCCACCCCCCGGAGTCCTGCCGCCCTTCGGTGTCGAACTGCCCCGCGAGCTTGGTGTAGAACGCGGGCTCCAGCACCTGCTCGAAGACGGGGCGCAACTGGCGCGCGTCCGCGATGACGCGATCAAGCGCCCGGATCGCGGGCGCGGTGTCGATGGCGACCTCGAAGCGGAACACGTCACCACTCCATCGCAGTCGTCAAGACGGGCTCCACGTTCGGGTCCGTCGGGTTGTCCTGCCAGAAAGAGGTAGGCTGCATCGCGGTTGGAGCGCCGAGCAGGCCGTCGATCATCGCAGGGAGGCGGTCAAGGCCTTCCTGGTAGCGCTTCTGGAAGAAGCTCCACTGCGACTCCTGATTCGCCCCGCTGCCCTCGCGGAAGCGCGCGCGCTGGACCGCCGCTGCTGCCCCTGAGACCGACAAGTGCTTGAGGTATCGCACCGCGGTCTCAGGGGCAGTCACGGGTACCGCATGGCCGAGCCCCGCCAGGACCACGTCGATCTCCGCGTCGATGCCTTCGATGATGGCGTCGACCTGGGAGGTGGTCAGGGGGGCGAAGGCCACCTCCCCGCCTACGCGGGGGAGGCGCCCTTCAAGGTCCGTGCGGGAGCAGTAGGCCATGGTGGATCACGTCACGATGATCGCGAGCCAGGGCAGGCCGTAGCCGACCTGGAAGGCCCCGCGGGCAGCGAAGATGAACTTCTCCTCCAGGATCGCAAGCTCGCTCTGAGCGGTCGCGATGGTCTCGACCTCAGGGCGGAACTCCTCCTGCATGATGAAGGGCGCGAGGCCGGGGGAGATGTGGTAGAAGTAGTAGGCGCCCGTGTCGGACAGATTCGCGTCCTCGATCACGGTGTACCCACGCGCCGACCAGATCGGCTGACCGCTCGGGGCAGCGGGGGCGACGCCCGGATCGTTGGCGCCCGGGCCGGTCAGGAGGCCTTCGTAGACCACCATTCCGTTGTTCGGGTGCGTGTGGATCACGTTGGGGGCGATGTTGAGCTTCCGCCCCTTGGAGTCGCCGAAGCTCATCATCTGGGCGCGCGCGCTAGCCAGGTCGAGGCGGAAGTTCGCGACGCCCGTCCCCGCACTTACCAGAATGTTGTCGATGGTCCCGCTATCGCCGTAGGCGCGCGAGTTCGAGAAGAACGCTGCGCCGTCGAAGACAGGCGAGTCCACCGACGCGGAGGCGCCCCCGTTTACCAGGGCGGTGATGAGTTCGCCCGGGTAGCGGGCCGCCTCTTGGGCGAGCTGCTGGGTCTTGGGGGTGATCATCCCGAGCTGGTCACGCTGGAACGCCAAGCGCTCCACCTCGAAGGCTGCCTTGTGCAAGGCGTTGGTCAAGGTGAAGCTCTTGGCCGTCAGGCCGCCCAGCTCGAGCTTGCCACGCCACGGGCTCATCTTCGGGACGTCGGTCATCCACCCGTACTGCGCAGACGGGCGCCCATCGGTGCCCTGCGGGCCGCCGCCCAGGACCATCCGGGTCCAACCCTGGGCACCCTCCGCCGCCGGAAAGGCATCGTTGAAGACCTTGCGGGACGCCGTGAGGGTGGCGCTCAGAAGCTCGTTGCTTACAACAGGCATGAGGTTACCTCCCTTACGCCTTCATCAGACCAGGCACGTAGACCCAGCCCGACGTAGTGCTCACGAAGTCGGTCAACTGACCAACGTAGATGTCGTTCGTCGGGCCGGCTGCGTCGTCGACGGTGTTGTCGTCCACGACGCACATGGCAGCGCCAGACGCGGTCATCGCGCGGGTGATGGAAGACGCGGTGAACAGGAACTCTGCGTCGTACTCGACGATCACCCGGACGTCGCCATCCGAGGCGCCGCCGGTCTTCGACTCGATCGCCACGCCCACTACGCGGGTCGACGCGGTGTCAGCAGCAGGAATAGCGAAACCATCGGAGTCGAGGGCAACAAGCCCTCCCTTGTGGATCACCGAACTCGCGTTGACGGGTACGGAAATCTGCCGGCCGACGCCGCGCTTCGGGCGGGCAAAGGCCGTGGCCAATGCAGTCATGGTGTGCGCTCCTTCCGGCGCTCAGCGCGCCGGGCGTTGGTGGGGGCTTGCGTCTCGGGCCCTGACTCGGGAGCCAAGGGCGGGACTTCCCCCGCGGTAGTCGTTTGCGTAGCGCGCGGAAGCGTGACCACAAGACCCGCCTTGGCGCAGTGCTCCACCGCGTTAGGGCCCAGGCCTCTCGCCTGAATCTCGGGCCAGCCCGCCTCGATCATCGCCTCGACGCCGTCCCGTCCCTCGGACAGGAGTTCCGCCAGGCGAATCCAGCGTGGGGTTGCCATCAGGCGCTCTGCGAGGGGACCTTGATCCCCAAGTCGCGCGCCTTCTGGGCGCGGAACTCGTCCTCCGAGATGCCGTTGGCGCGCGCGACGTGGCGCTCCGTCTCGGTCAGGGTCACGGACGAGAACTCCACCGAAGCACTCGTGCCGACCTCGCCCGTCGGGACCCGCTGGGCGGACGCAACGACCGCGTCGAAGAGGTCGTCCTTGCCCTGCAAGGAGAACTCGACCAGGATCGGCAGCACGGTAGCGGGCAGCGCGTGGGTGGCAATCGCCTGGCCCGCCTTCGCCTCCGCAGCCCTGCGCTGCTCTGCGATCTGCAACTGAGCGAGCTGAAGCTTGGTCTGGTTCAGCTCCGCCGCCTGGGCAGCAAGCTGAGCGGAGAACTGCGCGGACGCGCTCGGGTCGGGAATCTGACTCATGGTGGTGGTTCCTTCCGGGGTGGGGGTCGGGTCGCCGGCGCCGTCGCCCGCCGCGTTGCCAGCGTCGATGAGCTGGACGGTGGCCTGGTAGATCGCGGTGTAGTCCTCGGGACCCTTGCCGAGCTTGGCAGCGAGCATCGCCACCAGAACCTCGGGCGAAGAGATCGTCATCGGGGCCTGACCACCAGAGGGGTCAGCACCAGGCACGGGCGGGGCGCCCGGGGCGCCCGGGTCCGCGAACTGCGGAGTGGGGTCCTGATCCATCGGGGTTGCTCCTGATAGGTTCGTGCGCACCACGCGATCGATGCCCTCGCGAAGCGCGCGGAAGAGGTTGTTCAGCACGGGGTTTCCAGGGAGCCCCTTCGTCAGGGTGTTCGCCTCGTCCTGGATCGCCCGAAGGCGCTCGTTCAGCGCGGTCAAGCGGTCGTCGATCTGCTGCTCGGTCAGGGCCACCACCGCCGCGAGATCGATCTGCGCGCCCGCTTCGTCGACCCCAAGGCCAAGCTCAACCGCGATGTCCTCGCCCTGGGCAAGCATCACGGGCTTGGCGAGCCCTGGCACCGCGGGGGGCTCGTCGCCGAGCCAGGCGACATGCTCGAGCCACCACGGGTAGACCTTCCCGTTGATGACCTTGTTGTGCCTGAGCCCCACGGACCGTCCCTGGTAGGCGCCCGCCTTGAGCCACTGGTAGGCCTTCGCGGGCATCCCCCGGAAGTCCGCCACCAAGCGCCCGCGCTCGTTGACCCGCAGGTTCGCGGGCGAGCCCAAGGCAGGAAACCCGTTCACCCCGTCCGAAAAGGCAGACAGCTTCGCGTCGTCTCCAAACAGCATCGTCGCGATGCGCTGCTTCGCATCGTGCCCAAGGCGTGTCTCCGGCGGCAGCTCGTCCGCGGTCTCGCGGTAGGCCTGGACGATCCCCTCGATATCCTGAGGCGTGATCGTCACACCGTTCCAGGTGCCGGGAGCCAGGACTTCGACGTCGTTGATCTCTACCGTGTCCATGTCGCCCTGTGGGGAAAACAAAAAGCCCGCCTTGCCCCCGACGCGGGGCCCTGACGGGCTTGGCGTTGGGTGCTTGGCGGGCTGGTCGGCGCGTTCCGACGGACCCTTAGTCTTTGTCGCCTCTCAGTCTACCGCAGGCGCGTCGTTCTGTCAACCCGTGTGCTGCCCAGGCGCGGGGGCCTCGACCACCACGACGCGCCCGCCCTCGACCCGGATTTGGCCGATGGCGGGGGCGCCGAAGCGGTTCGCCATGTCGCGAAGCTCCGCAATCGCGCGTCTCCGGGTCTCGTCCGCCTGATTGGCTTCGCCGACCAGACGATCCCGCTCGCGCCTGAGGAGCCAAACCAAAGCTGCGTTGCTCGACAAGGGGTCTCCAACAAGGGGCGGGGACTAGGGACGTTTGGGCGGGGCGGGCACCCACGTGCATCTGCACCGGTTCCCGCCCAGGCAACCGGGATTCGGGATCGGGATCGCGTCGGGTCCCGTGGGGTCGAACTCCTTGCCGTCATCCTCCCTGCACGTTTCGCACGTCCCGCGATCCATGACCGCGGTGTAGATGACGCGCTTGCCGCCGCGCGCGACGATCTCCGCGCGACGCCCGATCGCGAGCGCGGACGTGGTGGCACGGGAGATCAGGCTTTGGAGAAGGGACGCAGGGGCAGCGGCGATCATCTCCGCAAGACGCGCGCGGTCGATGCGCCCGGTTGCTGCCTGGTCGACCGCAGCAGCAGTGGCAGCCTGGACCAAGCGATCCGCCAAGCGGGCAGCCACCACCACCGCGAGCGCGCCCAGAAGCCCGAAAGCCTCCTTGTCAGGCTCAAGTGCACCCGCCCGATCGTTCCATTCGTCCATCTCGCGCCCCGCGCCGCTTGCCCCCGCGCGGTAAAGGGCTTCGAGTTCCGCGAGGATGACCTGCTCTTCCTTGTCGGTCGAGAGGCGAAGATCGGCCAAGGCCGCGATGTCGCCTTTCTCCAGAGCCTCAACGGTGCGCCTTACCACGAAGGCCGACGCGGTCTTCTGCAGGGCCCCCAAGCGCTCGAGCAAGCGCGCGTCCGCCTTGTCGAGCGCGCCCGCCATCGTGACGAAGTCCGGGGCGAGTCCAAGGGCCTGCATCTTGGACACCGAAGCGAGGGGCGGGGCACTGGCAAACGTGGCAGGGGACGAGGGGGCACCGGCGGGCCCATCCGATGCGGGCGTCGCATCGGGGGCGTTGACGTCCTGCGTCGCGGGTGGCGCTTCGCCCGCGGGGCCCGGGATCGTCGCGGGCTCGGGGCTCGCGAGGCGCAGGAGGTCGCGGGCGGCCTCGCTGGCGATGTCGCGGTCGATCAGGAGCCCCGCTTCCATCGCGATCTTGAGGGCGCCCAGCCACTTCTCCGCATCGCGACGGGCGATGGTGCCGTGCTTGATGCGGGGAAGCTGGTCCTTCTTGAGGGTCCAGTTGTAGGAGCACCACCGGGGGATCAGGTATCGCGAGTAGGCGCCTTCGATCGCGCGGGCGTAGGCCTCCAGGCTCATGAGGAAGAACGAGGTCTGATCCTCCGAGAGCGCGAGGGAGCCAACGTTCTCGCCGCCCAGGAGCAGGAACTGGGTCCCAATCGCCTGGTGGATGGCGCGCCGGTGAAGCTCAATTTGCGGGACCGGGTCGACCACCGCGCCCTCGACGCCCTTGATGCCCCAATCTGAGGCGCTTTCCAGGTCTGTCATGAGCAGGTAGGCCTTCGCGTGCGCCCGGATCGACGCGAGCGCGGCCGCCATGCGCTGGTAGGCGGTTGTATTGCCCCCACGGTAGAGGGCCCAGGGAATCCCGAGCGCGTGGCGGTCTGCTGCCACTGCGCCGATCTTGGCGAGTTCGGTCTTCAGGAGCCAAGGACCGTAGGCGGGACGGATCGCGGGGTTACCCAGGAGGGAGCCGCCCTTCTGGTCGTAGGTGAAGACCAGAAGGCGATCCATGTCCATCGAGCGCGCCTTACCCTTGTCGTCGACCTGCTTGACGCCCTTGGGGCCGCCTGTCTCTTCGTCGACAAGCCAGTCCTCGATCGACTCAGACGGGCGGAGCGCGAGCTTGCGCAGGTGCCAGAGCTTCGAGCCCTCGCGGCGCTCATACACGGTCTCGAAGACCCGGTTGCCCCACGCGCAGGCATCGAGCGCTTCGGAGCGGTGCTGTTGCAGGTCGACGGACATGTTGTCCAAGCCCTGCTCGATGAACTCCGCTACCTCCCTGGCCTTGGGCGTGTCGTCGCCGGGCTCGACCCGGAGGGGTGCTGCCAGGATCGGGAGCCGGATCGCGTTGACCGCGGACGCCACGTCGGGGTCCGCAAGCATCTTGTCGATGGTCTCCCACCGGGTAGGCAGGTTCCATGCAGACACGCGGTCCAGCTCGTCGCCGGAGACCTTGCCCGCCTGCGAGGCGACGCCTGAGTACCCCTGTTCCCCCGCGGGGGCGGAGGCGGTCTTGGCGCCCGATCGCGCGAACTCAACGAGGCCGGCGCCGGCTGCTGCTGCGAGTCGATTCAGTATGGCCATGTGGAAGCTCCTTCCATGAAGCCCCAGGGCTCCCCCAGGGCGAAGCGGCGCAGCAAGCGCGCCCAAGGCGACGCGCTACCAGTCCATCTCCGCAAGCGTCAGCCCGGGGCGGTTGTCGTATTCGAGGTCGGGATCAAGCGTCAGGTGCGTCGTGTCTGGCCGGGCGCTCGCGACGTCGTCCAGGTAGGCGACCAGGTAGCGCATGGCGTCCATCCCGTGATCATTCTCCTTGACGGGCGCCTCTTTCTGCGAGGCGCCGCCTTCGCCCTTGGGCCACCGGTAGACCTCGAATTCCTCCAGGGTGGATGTCGGGCGCCTGGCCCCTGCAAGCGCTTCGTCGCGCACCACCAGGGCATCCCGCATCAGGAACAAGCGGGGGCGCCCGTCGCCCGCGGGGCGGAGACGCGCTTGCACCGCTTGGATGCCGGGCGCTAGGGCCTTGTAGGCGGGGATGGTCCGGATGCCCAGGTGCTTCTCGAGGGTCGCCCGGTCCTCCGCGTCGTGATCGCAGATGAGCGCTTCGGGCTCCACCTTGCCCATGAGGGCCTTGATGTCGCGCGCGTGATCCTCTACCAGGCGCCCGGTTCGGTAAATCTCGTTGGCCAGGAAGGCCCGCCCGTCGGAGTCGACGAGCCAGTCTTGCCACACGAACGGGTTGGTGAAACCGAAGTCGACGACCCAGACGCGCCGCCAGCCCTCGGGCTCGAAGCGGTCGACCCAGTGCGTGTCGCGCTGGAAATCCTCGTAGACCTGCCCCTCCGCAGCAACCCACCTGCCGAAGCGCCCGCGTTGCAGGCGCACGCCCGTCAGGCTGTCGAGCACCGCCATCGTGCGCTCCCCCCGCTCCGTCAGGGCGCCCGTGGTGCCGTCGGGGTTCTGGGCGAAGAGCGTTGGGTTGTCCTCGTGGCGCGACGTGATGAGACGCAGGGTCTTGCGGTGCAGAATCCAGTGCGAGGGGGGGCCAGGGTTGGCGTCCGCCAGGACCTGCGGGTAGGGCGTGTTGGCTGCGCGCCCGGTTGCGCGCCCGACGAGCGCCTGCCAGTCATCCTCCGAAAGCTCCTCCGCCTGGTTCACGTAGACGAAATCCCATTCGGAGCTGAGCAGCTTGTCGGGCTTGTCCATGCCACCCAGGACGAGAAGGGATCCGTTCGGGTAGGTGTAGGCGGACGGGAACTGCCCCCCCGACTTGCTGATCGGGCACCGGGGATGGCTGGGCGGGTAGGCGAAGACCTTCGTCTCGAGCGTGACGCATGCGCTTTGGAGCAAGCTCTTGTAGGTCTTGCGCACCATGAGAGCGCGGGCGCGCGGGTACTTGCACAGGAGCGCGTTGAGCTTGTGGAGCGCCGCAATCGTCTTGCCGGTCTCATACGGACCTGCGATCACGACTTCGTGGTCGCGCGCCTTCCACAGGTCGAGGGCGCCCCCGTAGGCACGGAAGCCCATCGGGTCGCTGTCCGGCAAGACCGCCAGGACCGCCGCTGGGCGCGCGGTGGCGCTCACCCGTCATCTCCGTGCTCGCTGAGCTGATCCTTCAGCGCCCCGATGGCCATGTCGTATAGCTCCGGGAGGTCTGTCTGAATCACCCTGGACTCAGCGATGCGGGGCAGCACGTACATCGCCGCGATGGTGCGTGACGACGGGAGCAGGGCCGTCGCGAGTAGCGCCAGCGCGGCGACAGCTCCAAGGACGAGGGGAGGGCGAGGGAAGTCTTCGAGCGTCGAAGCCCCCAGCCATATGAGGTAGGCGGGCGTCGCGAGCATGCCCACCGCGTCGGCCATAGAACGCCACTCATCTGCCTGTAGCCACAGGTAGACTATCCACGAGCTCATTCGCCACCCCCACACACGCGGTCCACCGCGCGCACGATGGCCAACGCGCCCTCGGCGCACCAGCCGGCGAACCCGTCCAGGTCACCGCCATTGCGATCCATCGTCGCCGCCAACCCTGCCGCCACCCGAAGCACGTCCGGGCGCAGCGCGGCCAGCTCCTCGCGGGCTTCCTCCTCCGACGGGAGCAACTGCACCCTGTAGTCCGCCACGTCTTCCATGCTCATGCCTCACCTTCCTTGTCCAGCTCGCTGTCTGTTTCGTCGTGGCAAGCCAGCACGATGATCAATGCCTCATGGGCCAGCTGGCGCGCCGTCATGCGGCCAGTGACCTCTGGGTTGGCAGCCAGCCCCGCCCCGATGGCCATGTCGTATAGCTCCGGGAGGTCAGCCTGAATCACCTTGGACTCGGCGATGCGAGGCAGCACGCACATCGCCGCGATGGTCCGTGACGACGGGAGCAGGGCCGACACGAGAATCGCCAGCGCGGCGACAGCTCCAAGGACGAGGGGAGGGCGAGGGAAATCATCATCGTCGGAAAGCGAAAAGCCCAGCCACACGACGTAGATGGGCGTCGCGAACAAGGCCACCATGCTGGCCATAGAGCCCCACTTGTCCGCCTGTAGCCACAGGTAGACCACCCACGGGCTCATTCGCCACCCCCTGCCCCCGCGTCGACCTTCGGGTCCTCCCGCAGGACGGGGAGCACATCGAAGCGCAGGGACTCTTGCCGCACCGCTTCGGTATCCCCGGTAGTGGGGATCGTGTAAAAGTCGAGGGACACATGGGGAAGGTTGTTGGGACTGAGTCTGATAACCGCCTCTGCCCCGCGAGCCCGCACGCACTCAGGGATGCCAAGCATCCCGAGAATCGCCTCGTTGAAGCCTTCGATGTCAAGCGCTCCGCCGCGCACCGTCGATCCTGCTCCCATCACATCCACTCCACCAGGTCATCGCGTGTCGCCTTGACCCGCCCGACGCGCCACTTGCCGTCCTCGAGCCGGAGAGCGTAGCCCGCCATCCCCAGGGACGACTTCAGAGCTTCGTGTCCGAACCCAAATCCCCCGAGGACGCAGAGCAGGGCCCCTGCAAGGCCCCACCACCCGCCCATGTGGGCGAGATAGGCGCCGCCACAACAGAGCACCAACACCAAGAACACTGTCGATCCCATCCTGACCCTCCTAAAGGTCGTCGAGCGACATCCGGACGATCGCGATGATCGCCTTCGTGTCGTCTCCCGGTTCAACGGGGAGCATCCCCCGTGCTTCCCGCTCCTCGCGCGCGGTCATGGCCAGGCCGCGGGCTGCGTCGGGGAGCGTGACATCCTCGAAGATGTCGTGCCCCATCGCCTGCGCCTGCACGCTCCTGCGCGCCAGGGACGTTACGCGCGTAGCAAAGAGCCCGTGGGCCATCTTGGCCGCGCGGGCGTGACGGGCCCGAACCTCCGCGGTCGTTTCCTCAACGATGCGCGTCGTCCGCTTCGCCACGTCGCGATCGAACGCGTCGCACCGCTCAACCCACTTGTGGATCGCTGAGCACTTCTGTAGGTAGTGGATGCTCTTCCCCACCATCCCCGCTGCCCGCTCCAGCGTCCGCTCTGGCCCCAAGTCCCGATAGCGCGCGAACCATCCGTACTGACGCGCGTTCTCCCCATCTTGGATATCCCAAGGCTTAAGCTCCCCCGCCACTGTTTCAACCGTTGACATTACGCGACACTCGCGCTATAATATGACATCATGAGTACACCAAGGCGAAGCGGGGGGGTTCCCCACGCGCTCGACAGGCGTCTGCTATGGCCCCTGGTCTGCCCCAAGGGGCACGAACGGGGGGCGCTTCTGCTATGGCGCGGGGGCGTTGTGGTGGGCATTTTTCCCGTCCCGTCTGAGAAACCGGACCCGGATCGCTATGACCCGGTGCCCGGGGCGCTTGCGCGCGCTCGAGCGTGGGCACGCGAGCGGGGGCTTGTGGTCGGATCATGGATTCACTCGCACCCGTCGCTCTACCACGCGCGCGGGCCATCGGAGTTTGACCTAGAGCAAGTCAGGCGGTTGAAGCGCCCGACGATCCGGGCGGTGTACCTGGTCCCTGAGCGAGCGGTGGTCTGGTATGGGCAGGGGGGCGTGCTTGCGCGCGACCCCCTGCCCTACCAACCCGGGGCCTAGCGCCCGCGGAGCGTCGGACCGCGACCGCGCAGGGCGTCGCGAGCCGCGTGGGCCGACCGGATGGCCGCACCCACCCAGAATGCCGAATCGTTCACCGGTTACTCCTTGGCGCTCCGCGCCACGCCATGCAGGCTTGATTCTACCACGGATCGGGCGATTATGTAAGGGTAGCTACCGGTTATGCTGCCCGCTCGAACGGGAGCGCTGCCATTCGTCAGCAGCGCTCCAGGCTGCGGTCAGGACCGCGCGACGCATCGGGGCGGGCACTTCGGGGCACCGGAGCGCGACGACGTCTTGCACGTAGGGGCGGAGTTGGAGCGCGGTAGGGTCCGGGAAGTCGAGGTCGGACCCCAACGACGCATCCCCGCCCGCCTGGAAATCGCGCACCGCCTCTTCCATGCGCCGGTAGCTCCAGCGTTGGTCCCGCGCGCGCTCGAGAAGCGCGGATGCCTCTTGGTCCGGGATCGCGTCGTTTGCGACCAAGCGATGCAGGGACCAGTCGACGCCATCGACGCGAGCGCGGGGGCCTTTGGACGGGAAGCGCGCGGACACCCATAGCTCCTGACGCAGGACCGCGTCGGAAACGGGGAGCGTGTCGAGGTCGAGCAGTTGTGTCCACCGGTCGCCCAGGTAGGCGCGCGCCTGGACGAGCACGTCGCCGCGCTCCCACTTGGCGCTCGACACTGCGCCCGAGGCTCGGGTGAGGCGTTCTTCGAAGAACGCGATCCGCTCGTCTGGGGCGGTGCCCGGATCGTGGTAGGCGGAGGCGCCTGGGGCATCGAACGAAAGAGTGGCCTGGGTAGCGGATGGGGCGATGTCGGTATGCATGATGGGCTCCTTTGGTGCTACGGGGTGTGGGTGCGGTAGGGGTGGTGGCCGTTGCGACGGTCGCCCATGCGTTCGAGGGCGAGGCGGGCCATGATTCGCGCCCGCATGCGCTCCGCCTGGGCGGGGTCCATCTCGGGAACGGGGGGCATGATGCGGGCCCCCAGGTTGATGAGCAGGGTTCCGATTGCGAGGCGTGCGCGGGCGATCATGGCTCGATCCCATCGCGAGGGGGCATGAACGGCCGGCCCCCTCTGGTGCTATGGGGAGGCAGGGGGCGATCCAGATGCTCGGTTCCTGCTCGGATAACCCGCCCAAGGACCAACATCATCGAGAAGCCGCCGGCGACGTAGGCAAGGACAAGGAGGGCGATCATGCGACGGGGCTCCCTTCGGTTGGGGCGAACCTGACCGCGAGGTGGTCTGCGCCGGACGGACCCTTGCGCGCGATGATCTCGCGCACCTGGGCATCGTCTTCCCAAACGATGCGGTTTGCAGCATCCATGACCGCCTTGACCACGTTGTCCAAGTCGTAGCGTCGACGGGTGCGCCTACTGACCACCACCGTCACAGCCCACTCGCCAAGGGTGTCAGGGGTACGGTGCCCAGCAAGGGCAGAGACTCTGCGGATGGCCAGCGCCAACGCGTCCTTGGATGCCAGGTAGCGTGTGGCGCGCGGGGTCCACCGCTCGCGCCCCACCCGGACGTAGGGAGAGACCTCGTCGGTGTAGAACAGGTTGATGGGGTTCATGGAAACACCCCGATTGCCCACAGGACGCCCAGGGCGACAACCGCGAGCGCTGCGCCAATGCACCAGCCCTCGCAGAACCCCCGCCAGAACGAGGGCAGGTTCGAGAATGGGCCACGATGGATCATCGCCCTGTCCTTGCTGCCCAGTAGCTCCGGGCATCGTGTGCCCGCTCCCGCCAACCGTTGCGACGGCAGAGACGGGCGACGGGGTCGGTATCGACCAGACCCCCCGGCCAAAACGCGCGGGGCGGCACGGGGCGCAAGCGTCGGGCGCGAGGGGTGGGGATAGTGAGGACCAATGGCCTGGTCATGGCTGCCAATTCCACACCTCCGGCTGCCCACTGATCTCAGGGAAGTAGCGGCCATCGACCTTGTCGGGCAGCACGTACTTGGCCAGGAACTCCACCTTGCCCTTGCGCTCGACCCTGTACACCACCCCCTCGATTCCGTCGGGGGAGGGCCACCGGTTGGCCTGGTGCATCCTGACCGCGTCCGCCACCGACACCGGCGGCCCATAGCTGAGCAGGTGAGGCGTGGCGAACACCCCGCCCACTCGGGCCTCGAAGTCGCGGTAGGGCAACCGAGCCTGGCCTTGCATGATGTCGAAGGCACCGAAGGGCTCGCCGCCAGCCTCCGCGACGTCGTACCGTGTACCGTGGGCCTGGGCCAGCCACTCGCCCACGATGCGCTCCCCGTCCTCGAGGGTGCTCAGGAAGCGGTGCGCGTTCAGCCGGACCCAGTAGGCAAAGAGCTGGTGCTGGCGGTGCGGGGAGGACTGCGCGGGCCAGCCGGCGCGGCCAAGCGCGTGCAGCTGATCACCGATCCTGGCCACCGCGACGCAGGAGCCGTCCAGCTTCTCCTGCACGATGACCACGTCGTGCTTGTCGCGCACGCGCGCGCAGCAGATGGCCGCCTGCCCTTCCGGAACGCTGCTGTCCGATGGGCCAAGCCGGCTGTTCGGCAGGTGGCCGATGGAGCCGTAGGCCTTGATGCCAAGCGGCTTGCCAGGCAATTGATCAGCCACTGAGCACCCCCCACTCCTGCAGCTCGCCAGCGGCCGGCTGCCACGGCGCGGACTGGACGGTGGCCCCGTCCAGCTGGACCCCAGGGGCGACGTAAAGGCGCCCGCCGATCTTGGCGGAGTGTCCCCGATCCGTTGCGGCCTGGAAGGGGCGGCCCCCGACCCGCTGTACTCCGCCCGACAGCCACACCACGCGGGCGCCGGTTCGGGCCTCGATCAGGCCGCGCTTGCCGCCGCCGATGATGCGATGGGCGTGCAGGTGGACGATACCGTGACGGGCCAGGGGGGCGCGGGCGGCTACGTTCTCGAATGTACAGCCGATGTAGGAGACGCGAGCGTGACGGTCGTCAAGCGGGCCGAGGATACCAGGGAGGGGGTTGCCGGTCCACGGCTTGTCATCCCCGCCGACGAGGCTCCCCTTTTTGGCCTTGCCCCCGCCGTAGATGTAGGCGTTGATCACTGACACGTCGGTGCTGCCTCGCACGATGTCGATAGCGCCGTCTGTCCAGTTGCGCCCATTGGCGTTCACGACGGACACCACGCGGCTACTGCTGACCTCGAAGGCATCGCCGCTCAGATCATCTGCCTTGACGTCGCAGACAATCACGTTCATGGCCCGGTCAACGCGGACCCCATGCCCCGTCAAGGTCAAGGGGCCGACAAGCGTCTTGTTGTCCATGCGGATCACCAAGGGGCCACCTAGCCGAAGCGTCGGCGGGCCAGCCCAAACGACCCACGCGGAATGGGGTCGATCCAGGGCCAACCGCAATTCTAGATCGGTGCGGACTACCATGAGCGGGCCAGCCAGCCCCCCGGTCACTGCCCCCGGCTGGAACGGTTGGCCGGGGTTGACGCCGGGGCGTCCGGCGAAGCCGAGGGAGGCGGTGCGGACGAGCTGGGCGCGTTGGGCGTCAGTCATGGCGCACCACCTCGGCATCATCCAACGCTCGAGCCAGCCGCGCCACATACAGCGCGCCATGGGTTGCCAGGCAGACGGCGACCAGCGTCAACGCCGGGACGATAGGCCAGCGGAAATCAGTCGCAAGCACGGCGATCATGCCCCCTACGTAGATCTCCGTGCATGCCAGCCATGCGCGAGTGTAACGGGTCACGGTTGCACCTCCCCCGCCGCGTCCAAGCGGTCTAGTAGTTCGATAGCCTCTCGCAAGGCGTCCTCCTCGCAATCGTTGGCGCGGCGCTGGTATTCGGTTGCCAGGGCCAGCCATTGCTCGATTTTCGCAGCCGTCGACAGAGAAACAACCCGTTTGCGCGTGCCGACCCGCACGCGGACGCGCGTTTCCCGCCCGGCCTCGGCCACCCTCTGGACAGAAAACGTCGGATCAGTCATGGTTGCACCCCCACCCGGCTCCCCGGTTTGGCCCGGCGCTTCACGTTGTAGGCCCACGCGGCGGCGGTTGCGTCGTTGTATGTGCGGATGTTCGTGGCATCGGGCTTGGGGAGCAGCAGCAGGTCCGGGAAGTGCACGGACCACATGGCCACGCTCATTACCTGCGCCGCGCCCTGGTGGTCAATGGCAGCGACCCATGCGGTATCAGTCATTGGACTGCTCCTCTACCCGCACAACCGACATGATACTTGCCGGGTAGCCGTTCGCTGTCGCCCATGATCTAGCAGCCTCTTGGCTACCGAACGCGACCAGGAACCCAACGCTGCCAGCCGGGATGTTTAGACTGATAGGGGTGCCGTTGCAAGTGATGGCATCCCATGGAAGGATCGTTTGAACGATCCCAATGTCCTCAGCCACGTTCCGCCTCCTCGGCATCGTCAGCCTCCCGCCACGATGCAATCTCTTCGCCCATGCCTGGATTGCAAACCTGGCACCCGTCGCCCGCCATGGTTTGCGCGAACGTGCAACGGCACATGGGAGGGGCGAAGGGAAGGGCTGGCTCATTGCCCACCTCCTCCCATACCACGCACTCCCGCCCCGGCTTGAGCCATCCGGGCTCTTCCGCGTACTCTTCGAGCAGCCAGCGACCAGGGCCAGCGGCGCATCCATGCCCCAAAGCGGACTCGCCCAGGAATCGGCACCGCCCCTCTGGCGTATGGCACGTTGGCCGACCGCCTGGCGTTCGGTATGACTGGATGGATAGCTGCCGGGTCTCAGCCATTGCCAACCCCCATCGCCTCAGCCGCCCGAGCCAGCCATTCGCGGAGCGCGGCCTCTGCGGCGAGCTTGCCGACAGACAGCCCACCATAGTCGACGAACCCAGACAGGCCGGGCTCATCGCCTCCGTGGATCGGGTCTGTATTCCGGCGCACTGCCAACCAAACCGCCCACTCAACACACTGAATCACGTCATCATTGCGTAGCTCAGCGTAGGCCCATATGCCGACGCCATCAAGCGCCGCGACGGAGTAGGTGCCGTCGCTGCTGTCCCGCCACGGCAAGATCGGGTTAGTCACGTTCTGCCTCCTCTTGGTCATCCATTGCAACGGCCAACGAATACAGGTCCAGCCCGCAGCTTGCACAGACCTGGACCAAATCGCTGTCTACAACGTCGTCATAGGTCACGGCGCGGCCTGGATCGGCCCCGTCATGGATTAGGCCCTCCGCGCATTCGTTGCAAACGTAGGCGAAAATCTTCATGCGGCGACCGAGGACAGTCTCACCCACGGTCCACCTCCTTAGACAGCTGCACGCGCTCGGCTGGGCTGTCGATGGTCATCGTCTGCCCACAACACCTAGGCCAGCCGCCGGACAGGCACAAGGCGACATTGACACGCAGAGACGCCCCGCACACGGTACACCACACCATACCCCGCGCCAGTTGAGGCACCGCAGACGTGACCCGATCAATCCAGTCATCCACGGTCCACCCCGCGCCACGCTTCCAGTGCGGCCTTGAACTCGTCCGCCCCCTCCATCCACGCGGCGGCATCGGTCCAGCCGAGGGCGTCGGCTGCCTGGGCTACCCGCTCGGCAGCCTCGGCACGCTCTGCCAGCGAACACAGGGTCCACCAATGCCCGCCAGCATCAGCGTTCCGGCCCTCGGCCAGAGCAGCGCGCCAGCCAATTGCAGCATCGATAATCGCCTCGGCTGCTGCGGCCACCCGCCCCGCCACCCGCGTGGCGGCAACGGCGTTCCATGCGGCGATGGCGTCTGCCTTCTCCCTGCGCTCCGGCCCGACGGCGCAGAAGTGGTCGGCCCCTTTCTCGTCGGCCTGGCATTCGACCCGCCAAGAGTGGGTGCCGTCGCGGTCCACGTCAACGCCAACCGCTAGCGCTTCGCAGCCGCACCAGGGGCAGGGAATGGGGGTTGGGTCAGTCATGGTCGGCCTCCGAGGTCTGGTCAAGCGCTCGGAAAGCTTCAACGGCCTCGCGGTATTCATCCATCGCCAACCTGTGGTAATGCGCCGCCGTATCACGGGCATCCTGGTCGCCAGCGGCTACCGCATCGGCGTGCGCGGTATGTGCCTCCAGAACGTCAGACGCCGCACGGGCCGCCCGCTCGGCCACCCGAAGGCGGGCCAGCTCGGCGGGCGAGGGGATGGGGCACAGCCAGTCCCAACCTGGATCGCTGGAGAGGAACGCTCTTCCGCCACCGACGGCCCCCCACAACCCATCGATGCCCAGGACGACGCGGTATGGGCGCTCCACCCCCTCCCACGATGCCCACCACCAGCCCGGCGCGTCCGGCACGACACGCTTAGTCACGGCCCACCTCCTCCGCCGCAAGCGCGGCGTCCACGGCGCGGACGCACTTCAACGCAGCGCGCGCCGCCGCCTCGCGGTCACCGTCTCCAAGGTGCCACGGCCACCACACCACCCGTTCGTGCGGGTCCGCCACGGGGGCCATCAT